ATGGGGTTCCACACCCCGTTTTTCAGTGCCGCCTCTATACGGGCAACATCTTGCGCTGGCTTCTCCACGTACTTGGGCATCATCTCCCGGTAGTGGGTGGCCTTCACAAACTCTTTACTCACCACGAAGATCAAAGCTGACTTCACCTTGTTGATCTGCGGAAACTTGGCAAAAAGGCCAGCCGCCACAAGATCGAGTTGCTTGACGTCCGCATAACGCGCACTCTTGCTGGTCTTGTAGTCCACTGAGTGCGCCAACTGTTTCTCCTCGTTGATGACTACCAAATCGGCTATGCCATGCCACCATACATCCGGTGCGCTGAAATCGCATGACTCCAAGTTCTTCGTTAAGCCCAACTTGACCTCGCATAGCTTCTCTCCTTGGATTACATCCAACGTCTCTAACACTGGCAACATGTAGTCAAACGCAGGTGGGACGGGCTTGCCGTCTCGGATGTATTCCTCTGCCACAGTATGGGCAGTCTTGCCGTACAGCGTCGCTGTTGTGTCGGGCTCAACAACATCCTTGGCTATCTTGGTGTGATAGTACTTTTTGGGGCACTGCTGAAATGTTTTCAGACTGCTGAACGACCAGACGATGCTCATTGGGTTTCCACCTTGGTTTTTGGCTTATCTTTGGTTCTCATAAAGGCGATGTCGGGTTGCTCTTTGCGTAGGGCAGCGTACTCAAGTTGCACTCGCTGTGCGTGAATGATTTTCCCTGCGGTGTTGTTCATCTCGGCGGCGACCTTTACTTCAATCGTGCCGTTTTTCAGCCCTTCGTAGAGCGCGGACAGTTCTGTTGATAGTTCACTAATATGTTTCATGTTATTTCCTTTGTTTGTTTGTTTCTTGCGCGATCTTTCGCACGGATTGTTTCTATGTTTGCGTAGTAATAAGCTATCTTGGCAGCTTTTAGTTCTTCGGGGGTGTGTTTCACCCTGCGCCCAAACTCATCAAATTTTCTTGGTGTGTAAGTTAGTCCTTTTTCATGTTTGTCCTTTCTTTTTTTCTCTCTGCTACACATCAAGCATTCATACGAATGCCCATCTTTGGTACCCCTGTTTCTACTAAACCCAATTATCGACTTGTATTCTCTGCATGTACTGCATTTCTTCTCAGTGCGGTGCTTGTCTAGCTCTTGTACCACCCGCTTGATCTTTAATCGAATACGTTCAACTTCAATGATTTCAAGCGGCAGTGCGTCAGTTGGCATTTTAAGTAGTTGTGCTACGTAGCTATCCCTTAACTCAACTCGTTTTTGCCTAGCCTTTGTTTTTTCTATAGGGGCGCGTTTATCCCTAGCCTTCTGTTGCAGTTCACGTATGCGTTCAGGGTGGGCGGCTCTGTACCGCTCACCCCTTGCTTTATCTAACGCACGACCATGTTCCGTTTTTGCATCGGCGGCTTTCTTTGCGGCTATACGTTCCTTATTAGCCTCTCGATACACTTTACTTCTAGCGGCTTTGAGTGCTTTCTTTTCCTCGTCCGTCATTGGTTTTCTTTCATTTCTTTAATCGCGTTCAACATCAGCTTGACCTCGGCCATAGCTTCAAGCGTGTGCTCAATAGCCTTGTCGTATTCACGATCAAGCATTGCATCATGGGCGTCCTTTAGGGCGCGTTCTGCCATCATGCAGGGGTAGGCGTAATCAATCATCAGTTCTCCTTTAACAATCACCATAACTTTGTCCATATCCAGCCTCACAGTTCAGGGGTAACTCGGGAGCCCACGCAGGGCGTAGGCGCATACACAACTCAACAAACTCTTTGGCAGTTTCAGCCTCGGCCTCGGGCACGATGCAAGCGATGGCGTCATGCACCGTCATCACCACTTTGTACTTCTTGGCAATCAGCAACATCTGCTCACCGATCACGATACGGGCCAACGCTTGGCACACGTTCTCAACCACCTTGCCGCCGTAGATTCGGTTGGGGATGATTGCCCTGCCCTTCTTGGTGTCGTAGACTATCTCGGCCTTGCCTTCCTCATTCTCATATAGGCGCAAGTTCGGATACCGCAGGCGCAAACCATTGGGAAGAATAATACCGTTGTCGCCCTCAACCTTCAACAGATCGTTCCGCCCTAAAGTGGTGTGCTGTTTCTGTAATATGGCTTTGAGGGCTTGACCCGCAGACTTCCACAGTTCGGGAATCATGGGGTACGTCAGTCGGTACGTGTCAATAATGCGCTTCGCTTCGTCAAGCTCAATAGACGCGCCAAAGTTTTTAAGTTGTGCTTGAAACTTTGCCGCTCCCATGCCATAGCCCGCCCCAAGAATGGTCGTCTTGCCAACGAATCTTTCATCGGGGGTAATCTCCGCGATTGCCTTGCCATAGATAGCCGACGCCATGATTTTGTATACGTCCTCGCCACGATCGAATGCCTCCACTAAGTCGTCTTGTCCAGCCAGCCACGCCAGCGTCCGTGCCTCAATCTGAGATGAATCAGAGTCCAGTAACACGTATCCTCGGGGTGGGATGATTGCGTGTTTCAGAGGGGATTTGCGCGGCAGGTTCTGCAAGTTCAGCTTGTCGTCCCCGCCCCAACGCCCTGTGTGTGCGGCGTAGTACCGCAGGGGTACAGGCAACGGCCCCCGATCGGCAATCCCAATGAACCGCTCGGTGCGGGTCTCCTCGATCGTGGACTTTGTGCCTAGCCGCGCAGCCACAAGTGCTTGGACCATTGTGTTCTCGTGCTCCAGCAACGCTTTGAAGTCCTCGTCACTCTTTGCAAACGCATAGGTCTGCTTGCCAGTGGTCGGGCTTTTCTTCATTGGCGGCTCAACACCAAACGAACTGAGCAGGGCGGCAAACCTGGGGTTGCTCATCAGGTCGTCTTTGTCGAAGCTGTCCAGCAGGTTTTCTTTGCGCTGGCGCTCTTTGCGCAGGTGGTCACGCAGGGTCTCCTTGTGCAACTGCAACACCGGGTCGGTAAACATCTGGACGGTCAAGTCAATCAGCCGTAACTCAACTTTGGGAAAGTTCTCGCTCATGGCATTGAACAAGGCCCAGGTCAGGGTCACGTCATTCGCGCAGTAGCTTCCATAGTCGGCCAACTCCTCTGGCGTGAAGTCCTTGCGGAAATAGTTGATGTACTTTGCAACCTGTTCACCCTTGACACCCAACCCATAGTGAGAGGCTAGGACCGCAAGACTCCCGCCAACCTCAGTCCCATGCAGGGCGCGTCCCATGCTCAGCGTATCCAGAAAGCCTTTCGGCTTCATGCCAAAAATCCAATTGAGGATGGCTCCATCAAACGGCGCGTTGTGCGCTAAGACCAAATGATTGGGGATGTTGTAGGGGGTAAGGAACTGGTGCAACTCTTGGTGGCTCCCGCTGAACCAAATGGGTACGCCATCGTTTATCTGTACTGCAACACCGATAACCTCGAACCTCGGGTCCCGAATGTATTCCTCAGTGGTTTGGGTCTTGAACCCAAGAGTCCCACCATAGGCGGTCTCAAAGTCGATTGTGAGGATGTTCACTCAAAGGCTTTCAAAGAAGTTTTTGCTTGGATTATTCGGGTTTGTTCGTCAACCGTAACGCCCCTGCCCTCTGCTTTAATCTGCGCTTGACCGAACCCACTAGTACTCGTAACACCTAGCTGTGCGGTGGTGTAGTAGGGAGCATTACTTTCTTTCAGCTTTTCTTCCATCTCATCTTTCAACAACTCGCGCATGACCTTCTGGTCAAACTCTTTGCGCCGCACTTGCTTCAACGCCTCGTGCAGTGCGCCCTTCTCGGGCTCGGTCATCACCTCGCGGAATCTATCGCCAAACATGAAGCGCCACTTTTGCGCGTCATCAAAAAATTCTTCGGGGTTGGATTCCATGCGCCCAACCAATGCGCGTACACCTGCGGATAATTCAGTCATTTTTGTCCTCCAGTAGTTTCATCATTCCAGTTGCTGTTTTTTTGTCTAGCCTTGTGGCCAGTGTTGTTGATCTTCGTCCCCCCCATTCAACTCGGTACTCACTTCGATAGATGGTGTACTTACCATTCGCAAACCTCATTGTGTATTTTGGTTTTTGTGTAGAAAGTACAGCATCTACCAATGATTGGTACGAAAGTCTCGTCACTGCATGTTTTCCAGTATGGCTTCGAGTACGCCCAGTCTGAGGCTCTCCTCGTTGATGACCAAGGTTCTGCCCCCTGCGGCTTCGATCTCGCGCATGTTCTTCTCTTGCAGTGCAGTGGTCGTGCCTTTACCCGCCTTGGCTTCTATCGCCAAGAATTCGCCGTTCACACAGCAGAGGAAGTCGGGCACACCGCTGTTGCCGTAGCCAGTGCCGATCGGCATGGCGTAGTAGATGCTGTGGGCTTTGAGGATGGCCTTGATCTTTGCCTTGACCTTGGCCTCGGGGGTGTTAGCCATTCATCACCTCTATGTAGCTAAACTTTTTGCCGAAGCAGTCGGTAATCACAACAGTGTCGTCACTCATGTACTCCACCTCACCCTTGTAGGTGTAGGCGGTCTTGGGTACAGCGGCGTTACACATGGCAAAGCTACGGCCCAAGTCAGTCGGTCGCCACAGACCAGAATGTTTTGCATCAGGGTTTTTGCTTGGGATGCGCTCGACCAAGTTCCACCAGCGCAAGGTTGGCAATTGGTTAGAACGAACAAGCCAGCGTGGGGCGGTCTCGGGCACGTCCACCCACCCATGCTCATTGGCTCTTGCCTTGGTCAGCCACACCAGCGACCGGCACATTGTTTCGTTGATGTTACGGGCGTATACCTTGCCCCATCGAGTGCAACAGGGGCAGTGCCCTCCATCACCCGCTATCGTGACACGCCATGCTTTACGTGCAATATCTAAAGTGTCTAACATATAAAACTCCAGTTGTGTTCAAGCCCCCATAATAACACAACCTTGTACTTTGTCAACACCCAGACGAAAAAAAGCCGCCCGAAGGCGGCTAGGATTTACCCTTGGTCTAACAAATGTTAGATCGATGCTTTCTACGGTTTTTGGTCTGTTACAACGCCGTAGTTGCTACGCTTCCACAACGGAAAGCCCCCTTGCTGAGCACCTGCGTTACGCAGGTCAGCGTCTGAGTACCGCTGGAGTGTGAAGCGCGGGTAGCCGGGGCCAACAAAAACCGATGGGTTGCGGTAGTGCGGCACATAGGTGATGCCGTTAAGCACGTACACCGTCTGCATAAAAGTCTCTTCTTTGAGGTCTTTCATCATGCCCCCGCTTTCTCAATGGCTCGGTCGATGTACCACTTGGCCTTCTGCAAGTCTTGCAGTCGGTTGCCTTTGTGGTCGGCGCGAGTGATGTACTTCACGGCATTGCCCAGGTGATACCCCAGTGACTTCGCTTCGATGAAGTCGATGGTCTCTATTCCACCTACCTTGTAATGGGCAGGATGATTCACCGGATCAGCTTTTGGTTCCTCTGCTGTGGTGGGTTCAGGCATGGGTATCATTTCAGGGGGTTGCCATACCGCAATCCGCTTGAAGTTCCCTGCGCGGAGTTTTTGCTCAGCGTATTCCTTTGTTGGTATGCCCAACTTGTTCGCAAGAACTACCTCTCTTGGGTTTAACACGACCTTCTTCTGCATCTCCTTGCGCACCATGTACGCAACCTGATACGTGGTTTTGAATTTCTTCGCCACCTCCGTAGGTGTTGCAGTGGGGTTGCCGTTGTAGTACTGACGCATCAGGGATGCGCG